CATAGCCATTTTATTTTCCCTTGATGAAACTGTTTAAATCGTGCCCGGCAAACGGTTCGTGTGTAGGGGCACGGGTAACAATGGAAGCCATTTTATCAGAACCGACTTGTGTGTCAACCAAATTCGGTGTGAGCGCATTGATTTTGACGGGTGTCGGTTGTGGCGTTTTGGGGAATGGGCAAGGTGTGGGAACAATGGCGGGCATCATTGCCATATACGCAGTTCCTTGAAGCGTACCTGCAAATGTCCCCGTAATTTCCCCTTGTGTACTGTAAAGGCTGTTGAAATTGCCTTCCGTTGCCGACATTTTCCCTGCTGACACACTCTGAGCAAAAGAAGCCGAGGAAACATCCGCGCTGAATTGAGGGGAAGTTATGTTAAGAGCGGAGCCAGCGTACAGGTTAATATTTTCGCCAGCTTCGATGTTCACATTTTTATCAGAGTACAGGTTTATATCCCCCTCCGATCGTGCATTGATACCAGTTTTTGAATAACAGTCAATATACCCGTCATCCGAAAGCTCAACCCAAGCAGTCCCGTCTTTGTTGATCATATAGATAAGACCAGAGTCGGAAATTAAAATTTGTGTGCCGCTTCTGGTTCTGAACCGATGACCGCCATAATATCTTGTATTTTGGTCAGGATTGCGGATGTTGGAATTCCAAGACACTTTTGAGTGCTCTACTTTATTGACCGTCAGAACGTTGTTTTTTGGGTCTGTATCCCACGTTCCAACAGGGTCATTGGGAGACCAGCCATCGTCATTGGTAATTGTGTTTCCCAATGGGGAAACAGAACCAGTAGAAGTTGGGAAATCACCCCTATCCAATCTTGCGGTTGAATATCCGCGTACTTTATCTTCCGCCAGTCCTTGTTCTTTGATGGCTTCATTCAACGGGTTGAATATGGTCGGCTCGGATTTGGGCAAATTTGGATTCTGCTCAAGTTTCGGTGGATTACCGCCCATACCTTGCATATTGACGTTCACGATGTCATCAATCGGGCATCCAAACCAATATGGGGAAACATTTTCCGCAGTAATAAGCGGGAAGAAGATGGCCACGATGGTTCCTGTATAGGGAATTGCATTATTAGCCCCATAAGAGGTGACTGATAAATTACCGCCGCCAGACGGGATTGGCGCATTGCCGTAATATGAGCTGATATGACGGGCGATAATCCAACGTGTAGGATCGTTTTTTGGGATGTCTTGCCCCATAACCCAAACTTTGATGCGACCTGCGTGCATAGGATCGCGTGTATCCATTACCTCTGCAAAATATATACGGTTTTTGTCAAAGGTGCGGTCTCTGCTATGAATTTCTTCTTTGGTTAAGACACTATCTATACGAGGCATCAGAGTTCTCCAAACACATCATCTAGGAATTCTTTTACATCAGGGTGAATGGGTTTGCTTTCTTGTTTAACCGATTGCGTTTCTTGTGTCTTAATGGTGTGTTCTTCATCGGTTGAAATTTGCGCTCCAGCCCATAAGAATTGCATCGGAACAAATCCTGTCAGTGATTGTTCAAATTTACCCTCTTTGAATTCAGAAAAGATTGAGGTGATTTGATATGGGAGCGTTAAATGGTCTAAGCTATCCGCTTCATATTCATTATCATCGTTCAAAGTGTAAACACTATTCAGTCCAAAAACGATATGAGACATATAAAAGTTTGTTTGGTCTATTGTCGATACAACATTGCCGATTTCAAGCCAAATCGGGTCTCCGACAATACGAAGCTGAATTTCACAAGCGTGTCCTGCATCCATTATATTGTTATAACCGACAATTCCCATCACCCGTTCCATAGCGTTTTGAACCGTACTGGAGGTCGATGTTTTCTGTTCGGTTGTGTTTGTGTTGTCGGCAACCGCTATTGGTGCAAGGATTTGACCTGGGAGCAAACTATTTTTCTTGGCATACTGATACCAGTCGTCAATTGAATACAGGTCATTTTTGATAGCCTGCTTGGATGAAGACACCATATTAGTTATTTTCTTAACGGTTTCTTCATACTTCTTGCCGAACGTGTCATTATAGTTTGCAACCTTTTCTTCCCAAGTTGTGTCCCTTGAACCAAATGTGCTCATTAAGGTCTGTTCCGCAAGGCGCATTTCCGACAGGCCGCTGTTAGCATACCAAAGGTTATCCAGTTTGGTGTCAAAAGACAGCACTCCGCCACCCTCGTTGTTTTGTAACCATTCATACTTGCGCAGAAACAAACCTTTCTTTAAGCAGAAATCAATATAAGAAAGCTGTTTGTCTTCAATGTTTTCAAACTGACTGTTCAAGGTTTCGTTGGTTGCTTTTCTGAAGAAACCAGGTTTCTTTTGAAGATAAACGTGGGAAATTGTGATGTATTGACATCTTCCTCGGTAAGAACCTACGTATTGACGGTCAAATAAAACATTCGCAACTAAGCCCGCATAGTTTGTTTCCGCCATATGTGTTGTAATCAGTTTTGTAAACAAGTTTGCAATACTGGTATTTTTTTCGGGGCGGTAAATGTTTTCTTCTGGGGCTAAACGAGGCTTCGCCGTGTCAGATGTGGACGCTATTGTTGAAGATGCCTGTCCCGATTTGGCGGTGGTCTTCTGCGCTGTTTCTTTTTGACCGTCTTTTGTAACTGTGGTTACTTTTTCCGTGTTTGTCGTCTTCTTAGACGGATCGGTGTCAATAATGATATTATTGTCTTGGTCATACACGATGAAACGGAAAGCGTCCTTGTGCTCTTTCTTAGCAGAGGTGAACAGCTTATCATATACGGTTGTTGGATATGAATCCTTGATGCGCTGGTTGATATATTTTGAAGCTGCTTTAGCAACCTCAACAATATAATCTTTCCCTTTAGGAATTGTAATCGCACCAAGATTGGCAAGGCCGGAAAAGTTTTTTCCCATAATGTCCAAACCATTGCTCACTAATTTGAGGTTCCAGGTTGTTTTTGTTGTAGTGACTTGGGAAGTGCAATCGCTAATAATGACTTCATAAAAGTACCTGTGGCGTTCAATACACCAGTTGGGTTCCGTCAGACGGCGACCTGCTTCATCATAGATGTTATAGCCCTCAAACCAAATCGTAATGAAGTACGGCATCTGCATAATACCGTTTCCATAACCAAGCATATAGGCGACAGAGTTGATTTTGTTCATCAAGCTCATCCCCTCGATGTCTTCAAGGGTAAGTTCCATACTGGTTGTCAAGCTTTCTGGCTGATGAAACGTTGCGCCCATCCCGCAAGTGGAATTAATTGTAAGGTTTTTGATAGATGGGTTATGCTGAACACCGCTTTCACAAATGACAACGGATTTGGTGTTGATGATGTTTTGCATCATCTCCAAATTGCCCTCGACTTTGTATTCACAATATTCTTTGTATGTTTCGACAGGAAGCATAGAGAAGCGAATATGGTATGTCGTATTGTCATACCAGAATAGGCGGTTAAGATTGGTTTTAATCTTTTTTAATTTGTCTTCGACCTTCTGAGAATAATAGCCCATTTGGAATCCTTATCAAAAATAAGCCAATAAGCGGTCTCTTGTAGGAACGCGCAAAGTCATACCACCTTTTAAATCGGTAATTGGGTCGGTAATGGTATCAGGATTGAAAATCATAAAGACCCAAGACAAGCGGGGTGTGCCGAACAGCTCATTAGACAGCCATCCTGGTTTTCCTTCATATTTTGGCTCGACTTGGATAAAGTAATCGGTGTCATCCATTTCGATACCCATATCGACATATGGTTCGAGCTGGTTGCCAGAAATCGGCGTTGCTTTGTGAATTGAGTATTGAGAAATGTCCACCATTACCAAGACCATCCTGTTGGAATAAACGAACGATTAAGATTTTTAGAACCCGTGTTTGACGTATTGGATGTACCTGAAACGGTCATACCACCAACATCAATAGAACCATTGGAGCTAATCAGGTTTGAAATCCCTGTATTTTTTAACACGCCAGACTTGTACGCGTCAAGAGAAAACGTCTTTATATCTTGGGCGATATTGGGTTGAATACGCAGATTGATGGGAATTGTCATCGTCATCGGCAACCAGAATGTGAGGATTGAATAACGGTCATCATTTACACCTTTGGAATTCTCGGACGTGAAGAATGAAAAATTATCATCAAGGAGAGGATTTGTTTGCTTCAATGACTCCGCGAGTGGGTCGGTAAAACTCCGTTGTTTTGGCTTATTGATAGCCATTTGCAAATCAAGGCGGACATAATCAATATCGTCAGGATAATCGACGGTAAATCCTTCGATGATAACGGGGATGTTATCCATCAAATTTGCGTATCCATTGAGGTATAAGACGGGCGGGGGCAATCCAGCACCACTTCTGTTGGCAGTATTTTTATTATCACCTTTGCTCATTGTGTTCAACCCTGTATCACATTTGGAGCAAGCTTGAAGAAACCAGACAGCGGAGAGCATATGAATCGCATTGGCTTTGGTGTCAGCCGTGAACTTGGAGCTCAGTGCAATCGTCGGGGGTGGGCTGTTTTTATACGAATTGAAAGACAGGTTGGAATGAATGAAGTCCGTCTTTTCGTAATTGATGTTGTAATTCATTGTGATTTTAGGGGTGTACGGGAAAATAAGCCCTTGAGCTTTTCCAAGCTGAGACCGAAGAAAACCACGGAATAATGAATCGGAAGAAATAGAACCAACCGAATTAGGATAACTTACATCTTGCGTGCCAAGAACATACGCAACCCTTTTAGCAAAGTCATAATCAGATTCAAAATGAACCGTAGGGGCAACTTTCAAGCATACACGACGGTCGGATTTACTTCCAGAAGCTATCATTTTTTTGATAGCAGTTTTACGCACGTCTTTTAAATCAGCGGGAGTTTGCTTTTCTTCTTCGTCTGGTTTGGTTGGAGAACCATCACTGATAGTTGCATTTTGCACAGTTGTTTTAGAGGTAACTTTTTTTGTTACCGCATCCGCTGGTATAGAATTTGGGGTATTTCCGCTCGGTACTGGCATTATTTTTTTACACTCCGTTATTTCTAAGGTATTTATTTTTGATGATTGTTGAAAAATAATGTTGACAATGCATGAAATTATATGTATATTAAATTTATTAACAAGGAGGTTGTAATGAATCGGTTGGTTTTTATATTGGTGTTTATGCTGTGCTCTACAGCAAAAGCACAGTTTGCTGATTCTCTTGGTTTGTTACCTTTTACCGAAAAGGAACCGTTTTTTAAGATAGCGGAGGGTGTGAAATTCTCTTTTTGGTATCAGGTTGGAGACCGAGACGAATATTTCTATCGTGATATGGCATTTGCGGTTTCGGAAGCGAATTACGATAAACGGGTAGAGGTTGAAACAAAAATCTGTCATAAAGAGCATCCTGTCGAAAAACTGAAGAAAACAATTACGCGTAAGCAACAAGAAGAACGTCGCAGATTGACGTTGGATAGAAAAATGGGACGGCAGATTCTTGAGTATTGGCGCGAAAAGCATTTTCTTGATATGTGCAAGAGTGAAAATAAACAAAAATGGAGAGAAGACCCATCTGAAAAAACGTTGGCTTGCGCAGATAAGGAAATTCTTTTTACTGCCTTTAAGCAAAGAGACCTTTTAAGTGAATATGAAGTTGGCAAGGCCGAATTGGAACGGTGTTTGGAAACTATTCACGGTGGTTATGCTGAGAGTGATGATTTTCCGTATTATAACGGGAGCTTCATTAAAAAATACTTGGAAGAGTTTTGGAACAATAAAAGCCGTAAGTGCTATTTTGAAGATGTTAGGTGTGAATGATGAAAGTGGTTGTTGTTTTGGTGGTTTGGTTGCTGTCGTTCGAGGTGTCCGCCGCTCCTAAAGTAAATGGGTTTTATAGAATGATGTCTTACGAAGATGGGACGTTTGTTACAGAAGCTGTTGCATTTCAATCCGAACCTAAGGGGAAAGATGCCGATGAAGTTATTCCAGATGATTTTAGTGGAGATGAAAGCTCAGTAAAGGATAACCTTGTCGACACATTATTTAAAGGGAAAATGGATGAATGTGACGCTATCGTTAAAACAGTATCAAAGAAATACAAATACAGTTATAAAGACCCAAGTATTAAATCCGACTATTTTCTCCCAGAAGAAAAATTTAGAGACCGTATCGACATTATGTACACGGTTTGGCGTAAAATCGCATACGACCGTAATTGGCTTGATAAGTTGTTTGAAAAGAAAGGCTATAAAGGCTACATCAAACGTTGGAAACAGATGGAAGAGTGGCGGCGTGATGGTCATCAATGGGTGTTTCCTGGAACTGGTGAAGGTCTGAAACGTTTTGATGATGAAAATAAACGATTGTATCTGGATTTGGTCAACGAACTTATGAAGGAATACCTCTATGAATGGGGTGGGATGTCCAAATACGAAGAAGCCTATCAAGAACGTAATCGTTGCCGTTTGGTTGCATTTGGAGCTGAACCAGATATGGTTGGCTACCAAGTCTATAAAATCGCCCGAATGATTGATGAACGGTGGAATGGTTATTGGTCGTTTAAGGTAAAGAAACTGAAAAGTAAGACGAATTGATTGATGAGAAACGGTTTTGTCTTGATGAAACAAGGCAAATGTGTTATAAATACGATTACAAAAGGGAAGACGTTATCTTCCCGCGCTTTTGAGAGCTAAAGTACCTCAACTGGTTGCCATATAATGCTCGGTACTAACGCGAAGGGGTTATATGGGCCGCATTAATATAGAATGCGAAGAAGATAGGCACTGCGTATCTTATCTGAGGGGATAAAACATTTATCCCCTTTATTTTTCCGCTTGACATCAATATCAAAATGTGCTTACATTTTACTCAAGACGTGATGTCTTGATTTACTTATGCAGGGATTAACTATGAGAAATTATGAGACAGTGATTTGCCCGAACTGTGGCAAAGAATTTAAACGGGCAACAAACAGACACAGATTTTGCACACCCCATTGTGAAAACGTTTATCATACGGCGAATTCTAATGGGTTACTTAAAGAAAAGACTGGGGAAGAAAACCGGTTGAATCCACCCTCGAAAGCACGCGAGTTAAAATGTAGAATGTGTGGAAAGATGTTTTCTACTACTAGCCGTCATAAAGTTTACTGTTCTGATATTTGCCGTAAAGATGCAACTAGATTGGCCAGAGTTCGTTATCAAGAACAACAGGATTTAATTCGTTTACGCAAAGCAAACGAAGCATCTAACAAATTACTAACAAGGAAAAAATCACAAACTACGCTCACCCGACCCCAACTTGTAGAGGGGAAGTTGTGGGATAACAAAGTTTCGGAATGTAAAGAGGTAATGGAATATCTGAAAACGGTTGAGCCCATTGATTGGGAGGAAATTAACCGTCTTGATGAAGAAGAGCGAAAAGCAAAATTATACGAAGTAGAATATGATCCAAAAACACATAAACGTCCTTATATTCGTCGAAATTCATATATCAAACGTTGTTTGTGAAAGGTAATGTAATATGAAAATTAGCACAGAAAGCACGATTACCGAAACCAACGCTGTTGGGTCTTCAACCGATTTCAAAATCAAAACTTCGGCAACAGCGTTTAAAATTTTGTCCGAGGGTCTGTATTCCAATAAAATTGGGTCAATGATCCGTGAATTGATTTGTAATGCGTATGATGCTCATTGCGCCGCAGGGACAAAGGACACACCGATTGATGTTGAATTGCCGATAGTGACAAACCCCGTATTTCGTATTCGTGATTATGGTACAGGATTGTCTGAAGAAGATATGCGAACAATATACACGACGTATTTTGAATCCACAAAAAGTAATGATAATCAATTTATTGGTGGGTTTGGTCTTGGTTCTAAAACACCACTCTGTTATAATACGGAGCAATTTTTTGTTTGCTCTTATTACAATGGAAAAAAGTATGTGTACAATGTTTCTATTGGGGGTGGTGGTGCGCCTGTATTAACAAAATGGTTGGAAGAAGACACCAATGAACATAATGGATTGGAGTTGAAAATTTCCGTTAACACCAATGATATCGCCAATTTCAAATATGAATTTTATAAGTTTATGATTTGGACGGATATCAAGGTCAAACGAATTGGGTATGATGACGATTTTGAGCGTGTACTCTTTGAACGGATTTTACCATTGGGAGATGCGTATTGTCCAAACACCGATATAGTTGTTAATAGCGATAATCTTCTTGACTATGTGCGGTCAATTCCTATGAAAGAATTCAGCGGATATATTTCCAAGCAAACATTTATGGCGCAAGTAGGCAAAGTGGCATATTTTGCCAAATATGAAACGATTTTTGAAGCATACGATAAAATTGTGCCCGATTATGTTAATGAAATTTTAGCTGAAGCTGAGCGGCTGAGTTCTGTTTATAATTATCGTAAAACCGAATTTATACAGGCTGTTTTTGGGTCATCGTCAATTTTAGAGGATATTGTGGTTAATATCCCCCCTTTGTGTTTAAAATTCAATGTTGGTGAAGTAGAAGTAACGGCAAGCCGTGAAGATATTTCATACACTGACTATACTATTAAAGCTATTTCTGTCAAATTGCTTGGTTTCTTGTGTGCTTGCTTATTGAAATGTATGGAATTGATAGCCGCGGCTCTAAAAACAAATGATGCCGGTCACCTTTTAAAGAATACGCTCGTTATGAGTTATATTGGAAGGCGTTTCGACAATAATCTTGTAGATTGGACGGCTAAATTGTTATGCGATTGTTCCGATTTATATACGGACGCTAATTTGAAAATGTTTGATACGGTGGTTGATGGGTTTGAATTGACCTTAAATGAGCGTTTATGTCTTTCCAGGCAACTTAATGATGCAACGAGTTCAAATTGTAAACGTTCAGAAATTTTTAGAGGTTTATTTACTGATTTGCATAAGACGATGCTTAAAGTAAAACATGACATAAGCATATCTGGTCAGATATCTTATTGTGTGTTTTCTAAGAACGAAGACGGTATTCGTTTATGTTCAAGTGGTGGAGGTTCTGCTAACTCAAAGGTGATAAATGGTGAAATTCAAGTGATTGTATCCCGTTTATCAGCGGAAGAAGCATTGAAATTGCCTAATCTTGGCAAATATGGGATTGATACAACTGAAAATACTTTTTATGCGTGGGTGAAAGTTCCGACTAAAATTTCCGGCGAACGATTACTGAAATATTTGGAGGAAGCTAATAAACTTCCAAACAGGTATTTTACATTCCGGGGGATTTCTATTCTTGGGAATGAAGAACACGATATGGTTAAAGAACGCTGTTCTGTTCGCAAAATTAGAAGATTGTTGTTTTCGTGCTCTAAGAAAACAAACGACGTATGGAAAGTATCTGAAGACAGATATGATAACACCCGCCGTGATGCAGTAGCTGAATATCTGAAAAATGGTGAAACTGTTTTTGTTTTGCCTGTGGAATATGATTCCAGAGTTCTTTATAAAGCTGCGGAGTATTTTGAAAACAATCTTGGACTGTTGTTAAATCTTTGCTTCACCAACGAAATTGACGCGAGTGTGGCAGTTGTTTCAAGTTCTGCTCTTGAAAAATTTACGTCCACTTATAAAAAGATAGGAAAGGGTAAGGTTGTAGTGTTAGTTGATGAGCTAAATGAATACGGCCACCGTCTTGTAAAATTTGAACGACAAATGTACCCCTTTTATCGGAAATCAGGCAAAAGTAAAGGAGCCGAAGAAATTATTTTTGATGGAAAACAAGCTTTATCACTCTATAATGAACGGCGAGTCAAGAATGATTATGACTTCTTTTTTGCTGGTTTGTGTCTAAAGGAAAATCCTCACATTGCTAAATGCGCTCATCTTATCCAGAAACTGCTTAAAGAGGTTGAATTATATGATCCTGTTAAACTTGAATGTGTGTTCCGCCTTTTGCGTCTAACCAATATATTGGAAGTAAGCGGAAAGAAGTTTGATTTAAAAACCGAAACAAAAAGAATCTTGAAAACGGCTCAGATTGGCAGATTGAACGAGATTGCGGATAAAATTGCTTCGTTAAGAGTAGATGTATATTATGGTTGTTCAAACATTCTGACGTATGCGGCGCAAGTAGTAATTAAAAGATTGGTTGACATTAACACGGAAACTCGCTAATCTGTCTAAACTTAAAAAAAGAGGTTGCTAAATGAAAAACTATTATTCAAAAACCAAAAACGTGATTTCCCTGCTTATCGGGGATAAATCGTACACGTTGCCGAAAACCCATATTAACTATGTGCAAATCAGCAATATGCTTGATTGCAACGATATTGATTGGGTTGGTATCCAGAAACTGGCTAACGGGAACGATTGTTTGCTTGAATACGCAGGTAAGAACATCAAAATCCGTAATGGGGCGTTTTATTATAAAGCTCCGAACGGCAAAACAATTAACCTTGCGGAAAACATTGTTGTTTCCCGTATTGTTGAAAACTTTAAAAAAGGTGTGGAGTTCAATTATCTTTTGCAGTTTTTGGACAATGTTGCGGAGAATCCGAGCAATACTGCGATTCAAGAATTGTATATGTTCTTGGAAGACAACTCGTTGCCGATTACGCCTGATGGTTATTTCTTGGCGTTTAAGCGCATTACTGTTGGGTATAAGGATTGTCGTACTCAAACGTTTGATAACCGTGTTGGTGCTATTGTTGAAATGAAACGGGAAGATGTTGATGACGACCGCGATCGTACTTGTTCAACCGGTTTGCATTTTTGTGCTAAGGGATATTTGCCGTGTTATCACGGTGATCGCATCGTGGTTGTTAAAATCAACCCTGCCGATGTCGTGTCAATCCCCTCTGATTATCATAATATGAAAGGTCGTTGTTGCAAGTATATGGTGGTGGCGGAAGTCATTACTAAAGAAAATGAATTGGATAAAATCAATCTGGAAGACTATGTGAATGTCATTCCTGCCAATTTGTTTGAATGTGAAGTGAAAACGGATATTGAATCCGAAAATGAAGAAAAGGAAGAAGAAATGGTTGTTTATGTTGGTACTGTTAAAAACTTCTTGAAGGACACCCCGAAAGAAGCGCGTAAAGTCGGTAAGACCTATCGTCTGAAAACTCCTCTGGGAACGTCTGAATATAAATTTGTTAAGACGACTGGTGATAGAACTTTCACCAAAATCAAAAAAGTAGAAGAAGCGGTTGAAGCCAAAAAAGTTGCCAAGCCGGCTGAAAAGAAGGTGAATGAAAAATTCGCCAAAAGTGTTGCCAGTACGTTTAAAAAGAAAACATCTGCGAAACCTAAGGTGAAAATCGTTGAATTCAAAGGCTCTTTGAAAGAATTTAAACGTGATTATCCGAAAGATGAGCGTAAATTTGGCGTGTTTTATAAAATTGTAAACGCAAATGGGTCTAACTTGTATCAGTTTGTAGGAACTCTGGGAGAACGCGGTTTGCAGGCTATCAGCTTCGGCGAAATCCGTTCTTATGAAACGGCGGAAAAAGCTCTGAAAGCTTTGAAGCAGAAAGATCGTAAAATCGGTATGCGAATTGATATTGCAGGGAAGCCGTACACGTTCATCGACGGCATTACCAACGAAGATTTGCGCAAGCTGTGATTGAATGATAGGGGGCGGGCTGATTGCCCGCCCTTGGTTTGTTTTCTTTCATCTCACTATTTTATTGACAAGATGGTTGTGTTGCAGTAAGGTGTAAGGAAATGAAGAAAAGGAAGTCGAGATGGCTGAATTACATATGGAAATAGCCCGCATGGGGGTAATTGATGGGTGGGCGATAGACATTTATTCTGTTGACAATAATCCACCCCATTTTCATTTTGGACCTATTCACATTGGGTTGTGCAATAAAACACCCAAAAATATTACGGAGTTGCGCTCCCTTGTTTTTGAAAAAGATAGAAGCAAGGTTTCTGATGCTATGTTATCTGGTTTATTACGATTTTTAAACACCCCTTATCATAATTTGCCAAAAGTAACAAATTATGAAATGCTTCAGGCATTTTGGAAGTCTTTTGAGGAATTACGGACGGATGTTTCAACTCTTAATGAAACCGAAGATGAAACAATGATACAAGAAATGCTTGAAGTGGCAGGATGTAACGAAAATGAAAGGAAAGAAAATGACTGAAACAATCTCTCTTGAAATCGCAACCAAATTTAAACCGAATACAACGGGTGGCATTACGCCGATTACAACACTTGTTATCACGACAGATGAAGGCAAAGTTGAAATTCCCTGCAAAACGAACCAAGTGAACGCTATGATTCAGGATGCAACGAGGTTCTTTGAAAAGTACCTGAACACGAACGAAATGACGTTTACGCTGGGTAAGCAAACACCGCCGAATATGCTTTTCAGGGGCTAACCAAGATGGGCAAAAAATACATTCTGTTTACCGATATCCACTTCGGCGAGCACGGGAATTCGGATGATTTCAACCAAGGTTGTATTGATTTTATCAATTTTATGATTGATTGGTATCAGAAGAACGTGCCTGCCGAACAGCGTGGTGGAGCAATCTTTTTAGGGGATTGGTATCACTCCAGAAATCAAGTGAATGTGAAGACGATGGACTATGCGGTCAAAGGGCTGTCATTGCTCAATGACAATCTGCCAAACACGATTATGGTTCTTGGCAACCACGACTTGTTTTATCACGACCGCCGTGATATCACGAGTGTTCATCTTCCGAATAAAGCACAGAATATCAGAGTGGTTGATAAACCAAGCCGTTTGGAATTGGATGGGCAGGATTGTATTTTTTTGCCGTGGTTAATCAATGATGAAACATTGGGGAATGTCTTAACCGGTTATGTTACCGCTCCCGATTATGTGTTTGGGCATCTTGAACTGCCGTCCTTTTACCTGAACAAGACAACCCAGATGAAAGGCGAGTTTGATATGAGTGATGTGAAAGCCGTAAGGCGAGTATTCACCGGTCATTATCATATGCGCCAAGAACGCGGTAATGTAACTTATATTGGCAACTGCTTCTCCCATAATTTTTCTGATGCAAATGATTGGAAAAACAGGGGGTTTGCAGTTGTTGATTTGGAAACCAATGAAGTTGAATACATTGAATGGTCATCTGCGCCAAAATATCTGACGACAAATATCTCAAAGCTTGGTGAGGTTCATACCCATTTGGATAAGACCGTTCATTTGCGTTTAGTCAATGATGCCGGACTGATGCCGACTGATTTAAATACACTTATCGAACGGATACAGACTGCTTTTGGCATCACCGATATTTCCGTGGTTTCGCCGAAATTGGTTTCAACAGGCGAGAATACAGAAACACTGGAGCATATCGACGATATCAATGTGCTGGTGTCGGAAACCATTAAAGCAATGCAGTTTGAAAATTTGTCCACCGATACGATGATTGAGATTTACAATTCTTTATAAGAAAGGCTAATGAAATGACAATTTTGAAATGCCCTGTTTGCGGCGAGCCGTTGAAGATGATTACTGAGGGATTCACGTCCGAAGACGGAGAAACCTTGAATTGGTACTCTTACGGTTGCCCGAAAGATTCGGAGCATTTGAAGCTTTTTCTGACGACTGATGAAGACGAATTACAGAAAAATATCAATGCGCTGACTGAATACGCGGCCAAGGTAGAAGAAAGCAGCTATAATCTTCAAGATTTGATTAAATCAGATGATGATGTTTCCAAACTGTTTGATACCGAAAATGTAACAGACATTGATGTCGATTATGCTACTTCGTTCAAATTACCCGAAGCTATGAAAACAAAAACGAAACAAGATATCTTAAAAGAAATTATTGATAAAGCTGACCGCCATCTGACGGTACAGGAAATTGCAGTCGCAATTTACCGCCTAAAAGATAAGGACGAACGTTTTAAAAAACTTTATGAAAGCCTCTTGGTTCTTAACTCGGAAACGGGAGATTTCTCTGCTGTAACCGGTCTTGATAGGCTCTCCAGCCTGCTTTATGGAATGGGAACCACCCACGGATTGTCTTGCTACACCGATGGATCTTATGGTTTCCCAGAAAATAAAGATTGATTTGCAAATCGATTTCTGTTAAGTTTGTTTAGATAAACAAATAGCGGGCGGGATGCCCAGAAAGGATTGTTAATGCCTTATGAAGATGAAAAACGGTCGGTTGTGGCTTATGTAAGTTTTTCCGCTTTCAAAGACGAAGACGGCGATGAAGTTTGTGTCAACGACTTTGAAATGATAGAATTAAACTTACCTGAAAAAGCATGGCGCACCCATTGCTTCACAATAGAAAATATCAAATATGCCATTAAGCTGTTAGAAGCAAAGGGGTATAAAGACGTTGTTATTCAAGGAATTGTTCCGACTATCGAACGAAATCTTGAACGTGCCGAGCGTGGTGTGTTTCCGATTAGAAAAGGAATGAACTGATATGCTGATTACAGAAAAATACCGACCGAAAACCTTTGCGGATATTGTTCCACCGCAGGGATTGAAAGAAAAGTTTGCTAAATGGAAAGAAAGCGGAAAGCTGGATTGCCATTTGATTTTTTACGGCAATGCGGGTACAGGTAAATCATCCACAGCTAAAGCCATTTTGAATGAATTGAACATCACCGATGTTTTGAGAATCAATGGTTCTGACAATACTGGTGTTGATGATGCGCGTCAGATTATAGAGTGGGCAAGCATCCCCTCCATGGAGGGACAGAAAGTCTGTGTTATTGAAGAATTTGAACGAATGTCAGATTCGGCACAGGATTCTTTGAAATTCGCTTTTGAAGAATACTCGGAAAGCTGTCATTTCATTCTGACAACCAACAACGTCGGAAAGATTACCGACCCTATTAAAAGTCGTTGTGAATGTTATGACTTCGATTTGATTGATAAAGCCGCATATACAGGTAAGATCGTATCCGTATGTCAGAAAGAGGGTTTGTTTGCCGATGGTCATATCGTACCGGAAGAGCAGAAATGTTTGGTCGCCATCATTGAAAAATGCTATCCTGATTTTCGTTCCGCATTGAATTCAATCAATTCAGGTATCGTTGTAACAGACGGGATTAAGCATTTGGTGGGTGCGGCATTGGTGTCCGATACCGAAATGAATGATTATTTTGAACCCGTTTTATTAGCTTTGGTTGATGAAGATATGGATGCCCTGATGCAAGCGATTTTTAAAATCCCTCCAGCTTTTGTGTTTAAAGCATATCGGTATATGTACAATAATCTGAATTTGTTTGGAGATAAGTCCAAATGGGGTAAGTTTATTTTAACCATACAGAAGTATAATTACCAAAATCAAGCGATGGTAGCGGATTCCGATATTAACTTAGCCGCTTGTTTGATTGAACTGGATAGAATAGCAAAGGATACTGATTGTGATTTGTGAATTTTGTGGTAAGCGGTTTAAACAAGAGACCGCTTTTAAAAAACATCATTGCAAGCAGATGGATAAATTCTGCCGCTTTGATGAAGGAGCGTTTGATTTGTATGTGGCTTGGCTTAAAGCCGCCAATCTTTATAAGGCAAGCGAGCGTGTCAGTATGCGTATGAATTTTGCCAAAAGCAGGTATTTTGATGATTTTCTGCTTTTAAAAAATTTTCAGAATCAATGCGGGTTGAAAGCAGATACTGCTTATGCCGAGTATCTTGCTGAAAACCGTATACCTAAACAGGATTGGAGAAAAAAGAAAACATTAAACTCGTTTATCGTATACCGGGCTCACAATGAAAATTACGCTTTGTCCGTGGAACGGTCTGTAAATTATTTGGCAAGTCGGAATTTGGCGTTTGAAACTTGCCCGGCGTATTCTTTGTATCAATTTTTGAAGGATGGTCTGATTTCTAAAAACTTATTTCTTTCAAAAAAGGTTGATGTGTCAACTGTGTTCCCTAAAGATTGGTTGGAAAACCTCAAAGAGGTTTTGTGATGTTCATTATTCCCGACATTGACTTGGATTTGTCCGCAGAAGGGATTAAGAAGCTGAAAGCGAAAATCAAGCATATTCCTGCGAGTAAAATTACAGATAAAGGCTTGACCGAGCATAACTGTGGAATTTATCCAATGAACATTCCTGCCGACCCTTTGACAGGGTTGTCGGCGATTGATTATGAAAAAGCTGAAAAAGATTATGGATTCGTAAAAATTGACTTGCTTCATAATCAAATGTATGATAGATTTACATCAGAAAGTGAAATAGAAGCTTTGCTTGAAAAGCCTATTGATTGGAGAAAGCTTCATAATGAAAGCGTTGTGAAAACTCTTCCCCACATTGGTGGGTACTTTTCAACATTGGTTTCTTTACCGCAGATTACGTCTGTAGAACAGCTTGCTATGTTCTTGGCTCTTATTCGTCCTGCTAAGAAATATCTGATGGATACGGTTAAGAAGAATGGGTGGATTGCAATAAAAGATACAATCTGGGTTAAAGAAGAAAAAGGAGAGCAAGGCTTTCAGTTCAAAAAGGCGCACGCAATTGCGTATGCTTTAGGAATAACATTACTAATAAGGAAGGATTAACAGGATGCCAAAAAAGGTTCTGTGCATTGATACCGGCGAATTGTTTAGCACGATTGGCGCAGCTGCCAAAACGGTTATGGGTACAGGAAATAACTTGTGGAAAGCAATCAAAGCAGGGATTCCATATCATAGCAAACAGTTTGTTTATGTGGACGAAACAGAAGTCGAACCGAAGACACCGCTTTATGGGGCAGTTAAGGAAAAAGCGGTCATTGATATAAATACGGGTATTTTGTATTCATCTGCCGCAGAAATGGGGCGAAAGCTTGGTATCCCTCGTACTTCAATCAGCGAAGCAATGCGCAATTCACGAACAATTAAAGGACATCGTCCTGTTCACTATGATACACTTACACCAATTAAGCAGAAAAAAGTTAAGAAATTAACCAAATTGGCGAAAAAAATAAAAGTTCGGTGTGTTGAAAACAATCGAAAATATGAAAGTATTTCAGAATGCGCCAGAAAATTGGATTGTCCTATTGATTGGGTTCAGCGGGCGGTTTATTCCGGTGATACTTGTATTGGAAAACATTATGTTTTGGATTATACGCTCCGCAATAAAGATATCAAAGAAGAAAAGATTATTGATGTAACCACAAACGAGATTTGGGAAACCCCGCGATTGTGCGCAGGTGTTTTGAAAATTTCTGAATATTTGTTGCGTCGTGCGATTTTGAAAAAAGAAGTGGTTAACGGGCATTATCTGGAATGGTTGTTTATTTACAATACCGAATATACGGAAGAAGAAAAAGAAGCATTGAAAGGATATGGTAAGAATGGCTAAAGAACGAGCAAAAAGATCTATTGAAGACAGGGCTTATAGGAAAGTACCAATCGAATGTGTGGAAACAGGTGAAGTTTATGACGGTATTGTTGACGCTTGTAAAGCTTTGCCGTGCTCTTATAATACTATGTGTGTGGCATTACATAAAGGCGGAAGATGTCGTGGTTATCATTGGAAATACGTTGGTAAAGAAGCGGTTATCAAACCTATTAGGAAGCGTAATTGGAACGGAAAGCCGATTATTGATATTGATACCAAAGAAGAATGGTCAAGTGTTCCGGAGTGCGCTAAAGCTTTAGGAGAGAGGACAGCGGTTATTACATCGGCAATCACCCGTTATTATACTGTGAACGGGCGTAGATTGTGTCGTAAGTTTGATTATGAAACTCACGGCGATATTTTGGCCGAAAAATACAAAGACGTCAAACCGAAGAACATCTTGAATAGAAATCGTGCTGTCCGTTGTGTGGAAACGAATGAGCTGTATGAAAATTCTACCGAATGTGCAAGAAAACTTGGTTGTTCACGTCAAGCTGTTTCAGCCGCCATTCGTGATGGGTTTGCCATTCAAGGTCTTCATCTTATTATGGATGGTGATACAATTGAAGAGCACAGTTTTACAAATGGTAAAGGTCGCCGCTCATTGTCTATCATCGACCCTGACGGGAAAATGGTTTGGAAATCTGTTAAAGAATGTGCAGAGTACTACGGTCTTAAAGAGCAACAGGTTCGGTACTGCATCAATCACAATAAACCGCTGTCTAACGGGGTAAGAGTGATTTATGCTAAAGACTTGTTTAATTTATCGTGATGATTTTGCGCTTGATGCGTTTTTCACAAAGATTGGATAATGATGCACCGCTAAATCCTGCCGATACTTTATAATCTCCGTGATAAAGGATACGTTTTGCGTGTTCAAACTCTTTAAATTCGTTGTGGTAATAGACTGAAATCGGGATGATGGGGCATTTATTCCACCAGTTTTGAGCCAAAAGCATAAAGTTGTCATATTCATCAACATTGAGCTTAGTCAATTCGTAAAAACTGATTGCTTCTTTGGAAATGATATTGATAAGGGCAAAGCAAGACGTTCCGCGCTTGGTATCTTGTATCATAGAAAGAAATGGAAATGTTTGCATTTGCCGCTCATTAAACTGTTAGGGGTATAATTATTTATTTTGTGAGAATGATGAAAAATAGCAGAAATGAAAGGAATTGAAATGAAATTGAAATGAAATTGAGTAAAGTTCAGAAAGAATCAGCCGTCAATTTGCTTTTACGGGGTGAAACATTGAAGGCAATCGGTGACAAATATGGTGTAAATCCCCATCAAGTGCAAAGAGCGTGTATTCGAGCTCTCGGGAAAGAACGTTATGATAATGTGTTGAAACTGAAAAACGAAAGATATGCAGCGAAGATAGACGCTCGCAATAAAAAAAATTTGGCGGAGTACGAAACTGGTGTTTCAGTTGTTGAAATTGCGGTTAAAAATAAGTTGTCTTATCGGCAGATTTTTAAAATTGTGAAAAAATGAAAGACGAAGAACAAACAAAAGAAACCCAAAAAACTTATTTCTAAAAGGAAAAGTTGTAAAAATCAACCTGTTTCTTATCATCGTCTTGATATGCGTTATATGGAAATTGCGCAGATGGTAGCTCGTAAAACGACCGTAACTAAATTATGTGATAAATTTAATGTTTCGAGATGGATTGTTCGAGATTGGCTAAAGATGAATTTATCCGAAACGGCTTTGAAAAATGTTGGTAAATGAAACGAAAGGTGGGGTTAATTCCCCACCTTTTATTTTTCTTTGCCTGCATATATGAAAGCAAAGGAAACATTTTGAGGGGTATTGTTATAATAGATTTTAACAACGTCGCGAACGTGAACAGGCATATAAATACCCCAATAACCAGTAGTGGATGCGCCGCACGTTTGTATGCGTGGTTGTAAAGGCGTTATGCTTATGTTTTTCATCTGGAAATAAGGAGCTGCATTCACCCATTGCCCAAGAAAGTAAAACCAACCGTTTGCTGGTGCGGTGTATGTTGTTTCGGATGCGCCCAATTCTAATACCGTGTATTTTGTGGAAGGCATCCCCATCCCGCTTAAAATGCCTTCGCCAACTACGCTAAAATTTGAAGCGTTTGCGGTAACGAAAGAATCGACCATACATTGTCGCATTGATACAATGTTGTACGGCGCAGTTGTTTGTGTATCAAAATACCCTAATACTGCTGTTGATTGATAGTCGTTTACAGAATAGTTGTAATAAAGATTTACATCCCCATCATAATAAGCATTGTTACGAATATCTAATACATTATTTCTTATAACGATTTTATTGTTTTGGCGATAAGTATCTATAGTTTTAGTTTTAACGCTCGTTGTTTCATACATAATTGTATTGGGGAGCAAACCCTCTTGTCTACCATTAGCTATTGTATATTTTATACCTGGTAAAGAAAACAGGGTTGAACCGATGAAACCAATCCCATTGAAAACTTGCGTAGCACCATTGACCCAACCGTTTTTTGGTTGGGTTTCTGATATAGTATAGAGTGGCTGACCGATTAATAATGGCAAAGATGCGGTATACCAGTTGGCACCAGAATCATTGGTAAATTTGACATAATTGGTCTTTGTGTCGTACCAAAGAGCGCAATTAACCAAAAAAGTGGTGGGTGCAGTATCGCCTGAGGTAACGTTTGACCCGATGCGAGCTTGCGAGCAGAAATATACTGAAACATCTGTGAAATAAAGAAACACCATTTCAACACAGTTTGCTGAATCGGTCCAAAAGTTATTAGAAACATAATTATCATTTTGTGTTGTTCTAATGGAAAATTTGGGTGTTACACCATCATCTTCAAACCCAGAGGGAACATAATAAGTTGTACCTGCTAAGATTTTGAGGCGATACGTGTTATTAGACAATTCGGTAGCATATTTGACGGCTTGAGGAATTTCAAGGATTCGGTTCGTTGTGTAATTGAGAAGATTGGATTGAATAAAATCCGCCGACGTAACTTCTTTCCCACTTGCGTCAGCAGGAGTGGATGAAGTAAGGTTTACCCCCCCCCCGGTTGTGGTGAAGACACCTGTATTATTCAGGTCAATATCCGCTTTGGTGTTAAGGGCTTCGCTCAGTTTGTTTACATTGATATCTGCCATTTCAATAAACTCCGTAACTTTTAAACTATTTATTTTCGCTTGATTTATAAAAACGAATGTAGTAAGGTGTTTTAAAAATGAATTTACAGAAAGGTTTGCTTAGATGGGAATGAATTATCACTCTGAATGGTTGGTCGGTTGTAAGAAAGGTAAAGGCGGAAAGGTTGAATTGGTAAATGAACGGGTGCACGTATTTGCAACAGATACACCTGTTGGTTTGGTGTTTAAGGCAAAAGACACTTTGCCTGATGAAGTTTTGAAACGTTATGAGGTTCGGTTGAAAGGCCTTGGTGTTGCAGTAGGTAATGCTGAGTTCAGTAATCGGGCGAAAGGACTAGCAAAAGAATTGGCTTATTGTGATTTTATGCAAAAACTGGAAGCTTTTATGAACTATGCTTCGGATTTTATCGATATTGAAAGTGTTACCACGAAGAAATTGACTGAATTGGATAAGTGTGCGGATGATGAGTAAGACGTTTGAAGAAATGATAGAAAAGCAATCTTTTGATTTGACAAAAGAAGAAATCTTGGATAAAGTGAAAAATATCGTGTGCGGTGATAGAGAAGCTGCACACGGTAATGTTGGCGATACATTCCAACGAATAGCCGATTATTGGAAAGCTCATTTGAATCACAAAGGGTCTATTGATATTACGCCCGAAGATGTTGCGATTATGATGGGTCTTTTCAAAATTGCTCGGTTGGAGGGTAATCAATACCACTGGGATTCGTGGGAAGATTTGATTGGTTATAGTGTCAGTGGTGAATCGCTGGCAATTAAACGCTTTAAGGAAGAGAAGAAATGAAGATTGTTTCTACAAAAGAAAGAGTTGAACGTGGTAATATCTATCGTCATTTTAAAGGCGGGAAATACGGTGTTACAAAGGTGGAAATGAAAAACGGACAGATGTGTGTTTGGTATAAAGATTTGGCGTCAGGGGAAGAATATAATCGCACTCTTGAAGAATTTATGGGTTTTTCACTTGATGGGTATAAACGGTTCACCCTCATCGACAAGGTAGTTATCTAACGTTTGCAACAGTTCGTTAACCTTTTCTTTATCGGTTTTTGGTTTTGAAGTGTGCCAATGATAGGTTTCATCTGTTTCGCAGACTTCATCAAAAGCTTTTAAAAGAAGAGCGTAATTGTAATCAGATTTTAAGGTTTTAACGGTTTCGATGGCCTTACCAAGTTTAGATTTACGTTTCATTTACGAGTAAGCCTTTCTTTTGAATTTATTTATTTGGGTTAATTGGATATAAAAAATGAATGGGTTGAACGAAACAAGTCGTTTGCAAAAGGCTGAGAAAACATTTAAGGGTCAAACTTTTGTTCGGACGTTGGGGATTATTTCACCCGCCAATCCTATGGCGAAAATGACTTCCAAAGAAGAAAATCAACATTTGGTACAGAAATTTAAAGATTATCTTAAACGGACTGGGGATTATTTCACAGCAATCGGGCGAGATTTTAAATTTTCCATTCCGTTTTCAAAATTTATGGAAAGTGTTGAAGTTCACGATGCGCTAATTGAAGACTGTGCATTCAAATCTGATGTTTATGCCAAATTGGTTGAGAGTAAATTGGTTGAGAGTAAATTGGGTAAAATTTTAGATGAAAGTTACACCCCGTTGTCAAGACGGATGGAATGCGCATTTGTGTATGGGTCGGATTGGAATAATCAGTTTGAAGAAATAATTGAGGATTTGATGAAATGATTGTAATCGAATATCAAGGAATTGGCAAATCAACCTTGACCAAAGAAGATAATAAATTCATCGATTTTGAAAGCTCCAATTTTAAAATCGATGGAAAACGCCCTGTTGGTTGGGAACAGATGTATTGTGAAGCGGCGATGGATTTAAGTCGTCAAGGGCATATTGTTTTTACAGCATCGCACAAATGCATACGAGATTATTTGAAAGACCATCAAGGTAGTGAAGTCGTTGTAATTGTTGCCCCATCGTTAGCATTAAAAGATAAATGGTTAAAAAAGCTTAAAGCACGGTTTAATGAAACTGGTCTTGAAAAGGATAAATTTGCTTTACTTAATGCGGAAGATTGCTTTGAGGAAAACATAAAAGAAATGCAAAATTACGCTGATGTCTTCCCATTTTATGAAATTACAGATATGGGTTACAAATTGTGCTACCTTTTCGATAATCTCTTAAAAGATGAAGAAGTCCTCAAAACTTTTGGATTTAAACACTTACAGGAGCGGATATGATTAACACGGAAGCAAATGCGAAAACCATAATTGAACTTCTCCGCAAGAATGTGCATCGGGACGGCGTTGAAGATTTGATTAATTATCTGCTGAATGAAACCGATTATTTTATTGCACCCGCTTCAACCGTCTATCACCTGTGTGAAGAAGGCGGTTTGGCGCAACACTCGTTGAATGTGCTGATGAATCTGATGCGGCTGAATGAAGCGATGGGAACAGGTGTTAGTGCCGAATCCATTGTTTTATGTGCGTTGATGCACGATTTGTGCAAAACGAATTTTTATGTTTCTTCAACAAAGAATGTGAAGAACGAAGACGGGCAATGGGTTCAAAAGGAAATTTTTAAAGTTCAAGACGAATTTCCAGCTGGTCATAGTGAAAAATCGGTGTTTATCTTGATGCGCTTTGTCAAACTGACCGAAGAAGAAATTCTTGCAATCAACTGGCACATGGGTGGTTTCGATTCTCGTGCCAAGGATGTCGGGTGTTTGCGGGATGCTATGAGCAAATATCCGCTGGTTCCTTTGTTGCATACGGCGGATTTGCTGGCTTGTTATTTAACTGAAAAGAATCAATAAGGAAAGGTTAATTAAAATGACACAGACAAAAGAATATGCAGACTTGATTGGTGAAGAACTTGAAAATCTTTGGGATGAAGCAATGCTCCAATCTGTCCCAAATGGAACTACCCTTCAATGCCCGCATTGCCATCGAGACACCGGTTATCCTTTAATTACCAACGAAGTCCTTTATGCTGATAAACGTTGCCCGTTTTGCGGTAAGGTTGTTGTTTACGCCCACACAATCACTTACTGAAAGGATGCGTACATTGTCAAAAGAAGAATTAGCTGAATTATGCAGAGCGAAATTAAAATATACGATTTATAGCTATCGCCCGATACGGATTAACGAGAAACGGTTTATGGGATGGCGCAAGCGTAATCAGAATACAGGGGAAACGTCTCAAGGGTTATGCTTACGAGCATTGATGAATGAAGAAAAGGCGGGTTAATTCCCGCCTTTTTTATTGAATGCTTCCAATGCGTTGTGCTGGATTATCATGCACTCAACTGCATCTCCCCATTTAACAACGGAGTAAATACAATTAGGAATTGGTTTTACTATTGGTTTGGGGGGTTCTACCGGTTTCGTCGTTGAGCAACTGCAACACAGCATCGGGAATAGGGAGGTCATAACAATTACACTTAGCTTCTTCATCTTTTTTCTCTTCCTTGAATTTAGCAACTTCTTGTCGAAGTTTGAAAATGGTTTGGTTTGATTTTTTATCAGATTCATTATAAGCGGTAATTTGCCAGTTGAGTTGTTCCGCTTGTGTTTTATATGATTCCAGTTGAGCTTCAAGAGCGAGCTTATCTTTTTTGGTTTGGTCTAATTCGGCATAAGTGAATTTGAGACCAATGCCGAGCAAGACGATTAATCCGATACCACTGATAATGACGTATTTTTCAATAGCTTGAAACATCGATGCTTTCCTCTTCAGCCATTTGTTTGTACTTTTTGATAAGGACTTCGGCTTCTTTGATAATTTTGCGCTGATTTTCAATCGCGTACTTGAAGAAGTTCTGCCGCCCTTGCTTTTGTTCGTCGGTCATTGTTGAATCCTTCGTGAATTGAACGATTAAAATTATTTATGTGCTCTTTGTTCTGTAAATTTAGGTAAATTTGTGTTTCTAACCAAACGATAATTATTTTATGTTTTATTTCTATCAAAAATTGATTTGTCTATTTTTTGTCAAATAAAAACCATATAAATAACAATAAGTTAGTTTATAAAACACGCAAGGATTACGAAAATGCAAAGTGAATGGGTGTCTCTCGCCAGAGATATATTTGAATGGGTTAAAAGCGGGATACTTCCTTTTACTCTGTTTCTTATTGTTTTTATCATTTGGATTTGCCGTGATACAATCAAACAACTTCCTCAAAAATTTATTGATTTGATAACGTTCAAATCAAAATCCAGATACCCAGAGTTTTCCAATAAGGACATCAAACGTCATCAGATTTTTGATACTCTCAAATTTTGGTTGAATAACGGTATCCAAGCATTGTCATACGACAATTATTATATTGCGTCGTTGGTTATTGATGGTCATAAAGATACCCCCGATTATATCAAAGCAAAAGAAGAAATGGCGCGTGAAGTTTTAATTATCAAATTTGAAGAACTTCAAAAGACGCTCACAAAAATGGTAGATGAAAACGATTTCACCAATATGTCTGCCGAGCGGCTTCAAACTATTTGCACTGAAACTTTTAATTCAACAATTCGTAATGCCCACAAAAGAATGGTTGAAGAGGGGATGCCTCCAAAATTTATTGTTAAATACATTGCCATTCAAGAAATTATCGACAATGTTTTCCGTGAAACAATTCATCAACTTACAGATCGCAATATATGCGTCGGTTTGAATACACCAACCAGAGCGTATTTGGTTTTGGATGCTCTTGCCGCTCATGTTGAACAGTCTCGTGCCGGTATGGTTGGTCTTGTCGTCAACATAAACGGCGATTTGAATGGCGAAGTTTGGAAAGGAAAAATGATTGGCCGTTGTCTGGTTGCCGAAAAGCCGGTCGCTCTTATTGCTTCCAATGCTCCGAAAACTGAACCTGAATTAGCGTGCGGGTAAAACAAGGGGTGGATGAAGATGGGTGAATTGACTGAAGAACGTTATAAATTTTATATCTCTTTATTAGAAATGCCAGAATTGTATGATGTTGAATATCAAAAATTATTTGAAATGGATTAGAAAACGGCGGGAGTTAAAATTGATGTAACAGAAGATTTGTCTAAAGCAATGCAAATATTGATGAATAGACTTATTAAACCGAACTATAAAGACATTCGCTATTATATTAAGACGACATCATTAGTTTCATTCCGTTCTAACGGCAAATTACAGACGTTTCCATTACATATGGCAAGTGGGTTTTATGATAGAAAACGGTTTATATTAAATGGGGTTGTGGCTGTCGATAAAGGTACTGGGGTTAAACATTTATTAGCGCATATCAATAACATTCACAAATTAAAAGATAAAAATTTTAGAGATGGTGTTGATAGGCGCGGAAATGTGGTTCGCACAGAGCAAGTTTCATACGATTGTTATCATACAGCATTATTAGCACTGGAAGTCAAATTAAATTCGGAGTTAAAGGAAGACGGTAAAATGGTTGTTTTTGAACGGGATAAACAAAACCGTGTGTCTTCTATTCTGATACGAATTCCAATAAATTATGCTGGCGAGCTAATAGAGTTTAAATTTGTGTTAGAATTGCCTAAGCAAGGAACAAAAGATATTGCGGCTATAACATCTGGGTTTCCTAACAAAAGTTCCTCAGCAAATTTAAAGAGACATTAAATTTGGGGATTGTATTTCTACAACCCCCGAAATAGACTGGTCTATTTCCTACACATTCTACATTAATGTGGTTGTTGCGCCCCTTTGGTTATAGTGCCGAGCACGCAATCATCTAAGCGAGACACTTTTTAAACCTCTCGAAAGTGCGGGAAAATAATGTTTCCCTTTTGTAATTATATTTATAGCATAACAGAAATTATCTGTCAATAGAGAAAATGCCGTTACGCTATAAATTGTGGCAAGGAATCCGAACCATCTTCACGTCCTAAATGACGTGGTAATGCGCACCCTTCGTTTTAACACCGAGCTACGCATGCTCTCTGATGAGGTGTTTTTAAAACTCTCAAAAGTACGGGAAGAAACGTCTTCCCTTTTGTAATTTTATTTATAGCACACTTTTGAAATTGGTGTCAACATTTATCTTACGGAATAAACACACGCCGCCCAGATTTGGGTGGGTTAATTTGAAAATGCACCCAAGTCGGTGTATGTCCAAAATCTTCACAATATAAATCATACCGTTCCAAACGGCTCAAGTCTTCTTGCAACCAAGCTTTTAATTTTCCGTTGGCATCAGCAATGTCTGCAGCTTGGCAGTACAAATGCGCGGATTTCATCGGGATACGGGACATATCAAAATGGCCGTCTTGGAACGGAAACTCGTGCCGCTTGCATTTATCTTCATAGATTTTGATTTGCTTTTCTTTTGAGCGATACCCAGAGGAAACGACCATCGGTATCCCATAGTCATTTCTGACCATATTCAGGCGTTCGATAAGCGTATCCAGATTGTTTTGAAGCTCTGGCGGGCAAACTTGTCCTTTAAGGATTTCTTCACTTTTAATCATCATCTTCAATCCCAAATTTTTTGAAGCGGTTGATATCTTCGTTATCTCTGACTTCGATGAGGTGGAAGTAGTTTTCGTCTTTGAGCAGATAAATCTGCCCATCCAAGAGCGCAACTTCATACTGAGGGAAGTTGCGAGCGATTTCAGTATATTCGGTTGTTGGAGTGTCATTAAAGTCATCACTTTTGATAAGAGCTTCTTCAAAGCGGTATTTGGAAATGCGCTTGACCTTGAAATGCTTGATTTTGCCAAACATCGGCACATCAAGGATGCCCTCGTTATCGGTATCTTCTTCAGGGTCGAGATTTAGGTTGCAAGATTTTCTGAGGTTGTCTTCGGTCAGCGGCAAAGAATGTTTGGTTCTGAATGTCTTGAAGCACCAATCTTGTTTATCGGTAAGCAGTTCAAGAATCTTGACGATTTTGCAAAATTTTTCAGGAAAATACTTGTTGCGTTCAAATTCCATAAACACCTGATAATCACCATTGGAGGTCGCATTATCGGCAACTTCGATGTCCTGTAAGACATCAAAAAAGTTTTTGGAAATGAAATCCGCCATATCGGTTGCGGCATCCAAATCTTTTACAAAGAAAGACACGACGATATTATCGTTGCTGATTTTCGTCGAATACTGGTCAACGGATATAAATTGGGACACCAGATATTCCAAATCCCCTTGACGCGCGCCCTCGTTCAGTTTGATTATAGCCATTATTGCTGTCCTTCTTGATTGTTCAGTTCCGCTGTGATGTCTTGCTTGAGTTCCGCATCAGTGTCTTGTTCGAGGTCGAGCTTCTTCTGAATTTCCCCAACGTTATAAATTTCATCATTGAGAATGTATTTGTTGGGGATAAGAACGGACACAACCCAGATATGCTCTTTATCGAGTTTGGGGATGTACCGTTCGAGCTTGCCCGACCATTCAACATCTTCCGGCGAATTGATTTGCTTGGCTTTGAAATCTTCTGCTTCTGTGTATTCGACTTGGCAGTTGTATTTTTTGAGAAGTTCGGAAGCGGCTTCAGCAGGTTTTTTATCTTTTGGTTGGCGGAGCAGAATTTCGGTGAAGTATTTGTAGAACTTCATATCGACCACTTCTGCTTCAAGCCAATTCGGGTATGCGTAAACGCCGAGCAAATCGAAGAATGAGTCGATATTACACAAAATATCGGTGTAAGAGTTGTTCCGATAAAGGGAATTGATAAATTGATATTGCTGAAGCAGATAAAGATTCATTCTCAAAGCCTTTTGTTAAGACGGTTTAAGAGTATTTATTTTGCTTCGGATAGGTTTAAGCGGGCTAAGCGAATAAGATGCTGTTTTGCGCGTAAGAATTTTCCACAATCACTATGTTTTAAAAGCCCTGTGTAAGATAGCAGACGACGACGGCCGTAATTGGTTTGTGTCAATTTACGCTCAAAACGGCGGAAGCACCGATGGATTTTCAATGATAGTTTATGACGTAAAGTAAATCGTTCTTTGGTGATTTTGTAGCCGAGGAATGTAAATTTTGTGATTTTATGGATTTGCGGTAGTTGCTTGAGTTTAAGTTTGTTTATTTTTAAGAAAACTTGGATAAATTTGATGACTTGATTAAGTTTTCGTTTGTTTGCATCGAGTAAAAGCATATCATCCATATAACGAACATAGCAATTTATTTGAAAGTTGTTTTTAATGAAGTGGTCAAGGCGAAGTAAAAGAATGTTTGCAAAAAACGGTGATGTGTAAAACCCTATTGGAGTTCCGAATTTTATTATTTGATTGTGGAATTTTATTTTATTCCCTCTTAAAATTTTGGAAAATAAGATAAGTGTTTTCTTGCATTTTATTGTACGGCGCAATTCTTTAAACACAAAAGACGGATGGATTGATTGAAAGAATTTAGACACATCGAGCTTACAGTAGTAGCGTTGGTTTTTAATGTGTTTTCGGATATGTTTAATAGCATATTGTATCCCACGTCCTTTTATGCTTCCGCAGGTAAATTCATAAAATTTCCGTTCATATAGAGGGTAAACAACCTGCATTATAGCGTGGTGAACAACTTGTTCGTGGATGAAATCGGGACAAACAATAAGACGCTTCTTCAATTCGACACCATCATTTATGATTTTGGCGTTGTGAAATTCGCTTGGTTTCCACGTTTCGTTTAAAAGTTCTTGATGAATGTTGGCGGCAACTTCGTCTATGTGATTTAGGGCATATTGGACAGATTTCTTTTTACGTTTGCCTTTGGAAGCATTCTTAATTGCGAGCTTTATGTTTTCAAGCTCGCAAATTTTATGATATAAATCGTTATAAGTTTTCAACTTTCATAACTTTCTTGTTGGCTTACGAACGTTCGGCTTACCTACTTGCCCGCACCTTTTACGCCCGATTGTTTCCTTAAAAGGAAGACGAATAAAACGGCAATAATTTTATCAGACAAGATAGGGACGACCCGTAGTTCCAATTCGCGTTCGTAGGCAAGTTGTTCACATTCAAAGCGAAGACTCCGTCAAGAGCTCCGTCGGCGACACTACCGCCAAGCAGAGCTTTAGAAGTTATTGTAAGATTAGACCACAATCCATCTGAGTAATAAGTAGAAGCAGAACCGCCAACGGCAACTGGCAACATTATATTGTTGGTATTATGTACGTTCATTGCCGTGATATAACTTTGTGATGCGGCAGGCGCATTGATGCCCGTATCAATATAACCATCACCTGTATCGTTAAAATCGGTCGCCGTGCTTCCGTCTTGTGTACCTTGAGTCATCTTGATTTTATAGCGACCTTTGACTAAGAGCAGCCCTTGAATGCGGTTCCAAGTATGACCATAGTATTGTTCAATACCGAGGAATTTCATTCCTAACGCGGAAGCGGCTTTCGTTCCATAGCACAAGCCTTTTTTATCACATACACCAAGATTTACGGTTAAACCGGAACCTGATGTTGTAGCTCCAAACCCCAAAGCTTCTTGAGAATTGACTGATTTGAACATAAGAACGAATAAATCTTTAAGGATTTCTTCGCTACTCAAGCAAGCGGTATTCCAGCCCGTTCCATTAGCGCGGGCGTAAGCAAATTCGTTTGCACTTGTTAAAGAAGCTGTTGGTTTAGCACCAGATGAAAAGCTCCGCAATTTAGAATCGACGTTTGTAGCTTGATAAATCGACCGATACCAGTAATCCGTATAAGTTCCATCTGCCTTTTTGCAAGGGAAGCACTCAAATTCGCTATCTAATTTGTTGTTACTGATTAAGATGCGGATTTTACTTCCAATTTGGCGGACCTTTGTAAAGACTTTGGGAAACTGAACCATAAAGTTGCCACCATAGGCGGAAGATGTTACATCGGAAGCAGTACCGTCTTCTTTTAAGGTGTAATCGTTTTTATTTAAGTAGTAATCAACCGTACCATCATATTTTAAAGCACAAGGCTTACAACCTTTTACGAAAAAACGCTTGTTCCCAATCACCCCAGCGGAACACATCATTATCAAAATCCATTTTAGCAGGCGCATAATACATATTGTCACAACCGGGGACGTAAGTAACGCCCCAGTATGGCTGTGTGCCAATTTGAACAATGTCGATATCCACCCCATACAATTCGTCTGTTGATGTTAGTTTACTCGGTAATCCAACCGCAGAACGGGCGATATTAATATTAGTTGAAGAAGTGGCATTTGAGCCATCTGTTTTTAAATTATCGTCAGAACCGCGCAAGCTCATTGGGCAGATTTCATTGCCTGTTGCTGACGGGTCTGGAGCGTTGATGACGGAAACAATCCCGTTTTCCGCTTTAAGAACCGTGGAATTGTTTAAATCCAAATCCATTTTCTCATTGAGGGCTTCGCCCACTTTATTCAAATCGATGATTGCGTCCGCCATTTTGGGTAATCCTGTAAAATTTGTTTGTTGAACTTATTTATTTGGGCATAAATAATGGTAATTCGGTTTAAAACTTAGTTTGGTAGATGAAATGCGAGAATTTGTAATTGGAACGGACATCGGCAAAGACGATATCGAAGATGCTTTGGAATTTTGCTTGGTTAATGGTGTTTCTTTGGTGGAAACCATTGCAAACGGTAAGAGGGTTTATCGTTTGTCTGGGCAGGTTACAGATGAAGAAAAGGCGGCATCTTGCAGATTATTCAGAAATGTTTTGTTGGCGAAAACTGATTTTACACAATGTGCAGATTCACCCTTTTCTGATGAAGAACGGAAGCAGTATGCCGTTTATCGGGATTACTTGCGGAACATTACGGAAGATGAAAATTTCCCCAACGTTTATCCTAAAGATTTTGAAACGTTTATGAAAGATTGCGCAAATGGCTGAAAACGATTATAAAATCAATTCAAATGTAATTTACCCCCCCCCCCCAGTGTTGCGTCTGATGAAGAATTTACCGCTGGTGTAAGCACTACTGCATCACCAACGGTGAAGCAATGCAAGGAAAAACTGGTTACGACTGATACCAACGAACAAGTAATTACTGGTAGGAAAATTATTTCAAAAGAACTTTTAAAACGGAGTTCTGAACTTGATGTTTCAACCAAGGTGTCTCAGGATACTTACAACACTGCTGTTCGATTTCGAGATAAGAATAATAAAGAAACAGGCGCGGTAAATAATTATCAAACTCCTAACGGAGTATTTAGAACAGTATTAGAAGCCCGAAATAAAGATAATTATGTTCCGAGGATTGGAGTTGCCGCTCCGTTTGAAGGAACTTCTGGTGGCTGGGGTTATGCTTTAGAAACACCTGCAGGTGCGCCAGATAATGCGATTATTACCAAAAGCACATATTGCAATTCAACTGCCTGGATGCCGTTAAAAATTGTTGCCGAAGATGGCAATCAACAAGTAACACCAACAGGTAAAAGTGTTTTGGGTGGAATTGGTCTTCTTAAAAACAAAACATTTTCTAAGGGTGACGGTTTTACAAGTTGGGTAATTGGAGAAAGAAAAACCACCGGTGAAACAACAACTGCATTGGTTGTGCGCCGATTTCTTGATACGGATGAAACTGAAATTGTTGCGGGTGTTGGGGTTGGTGTTGCGCCAGATGGTACAATGTTTGGTTTTGCCCCTACGGTTCCTACAAACAACAACGATAGTGTTATTGCGACAACCAATTATGTTAACAATAAATTACAAGTCGTTTCGGTTTTGCCAGCATCGCCCGACCCGAATGTGTTTTATTTTATCCCTGAATAAAAATAAATAATTTAAACACGGAAAGGATAAAACTGATGCCGATTTATAAAGGAAGTGTCCTCGTGGGGGGGGGGTCTCCTGATTTTTTAACCCCAACTACCATTACTGAATCTGGGTTTCAATGCCCAAGAAACGGCTGGGTTTGTATCAGTTTAAATGGACGCTCGCATTCCACTAATACTATATCAATTAATGGGACTATGATAGCGGCGCAATATGCCGACAATCAATATCAAGAATCGCCCGTCCACGTTCAAGTCCCAGTAAAGAAAGGTGATATTATAACATGGGTTGGTTCTTTGCAATTGGGTGTTTTTTTTGGGTTGAGATAAAGTTTGTTTATGAAATAAGAATTGGTGTGTGATAAATAATTTTACCAACAACCAAAAGGTAAGATTATGGGCGAGTTTATCGGATTTTCTTCAAAAGATGACCGTTTTCGGATATTGAAAAACAAAGAGCTGGCGTTAGATAACTTGATGACCCAGCTTAATGTTGAAAAGGGAGAGTGCGATTGGAATCCAACATATGGTTCTGGAATGCTTTCAAGAATCTTTGCTATCAAAACGGAAAACGAGAAGAATGAAATTTTGACCGACATAAAATCCGCTTTTTCCGATAACGGCTTCAATGTCATCAATGGGGACATAACCGAAATTGATAAAGGTTGGATTTTCAATTTCATTATTCAATACGGAAATTATCCACAAGAAGTCTTAACATTAACGGCGGATAAGACAATCAAGAAAATCTATTCCAACGGTCTGTTTGACCTGAAAGAAGGTGTCTGATGTTGATGCGGGCAGAAACTCTACTCCCTTATACGGGTGGGCAAGTAAACATCGTTGGAGAGCCTGTAAAAGCCGTTGGTTGGTATTCTAACCAGACAGTTTCAACTTTAACAACAATATGGCTTTATACAACTAATATGGTTGGGCGAGTACATTTGTATGGAACCATCAGTTTAGAGCCTCAAGAAAAAGATTGGGTTGAATTAAAAATTTCTGATAAAGACACTGAAGTTCCTTATCTTGAATTTAATAATAGGTATATCAACAAAAAGAATGTTGATAATCGTTGTATAAACGTTAATGGAGCATTTACGTTCTTAAAGATAAGTGTTGACCGCTCTTATTTGGATTGGATAAAATACGAGCTGATTGACGAGCATAAACATACAGAACTGGTTAATAAACTTGACGATACTACACATTTCATTCATAACAACGGGTTTGTTGATGCGCAGATGTATAGGGAAGATGTCTACGAGAAAATCGGCGTCGTAAATAAAGCGATACTGCTTTTCTGATTGACTTAAATACCGAAATTTGATAAAGTCCTTTCAAACAAAAGAAAGGGCTTTTCTTTATGGCAGAAGAAATTTTTGAACGGTTTGGTGATGAACCAACGATAGAAGACGCAATTTCGTTGAAAATACAGAAAGATTGGACTGGAAATAAACGTTCGACTTATGCAACTTTGGGAGCGTCAAATCACGCTGACCACGAACGGGAAACCAACGATTATTATGCAACCGACCCGATTGCCATCAACCGTCTATTGGATGCTGTGGAAATTGATAAAACTAAAAAAGTTTGGGAACCCTGTTGCGGGGAAGGCAATCTGTCTAAACGTCTTGAAGAGTTTGGTTACACAGTTGTTTCTACCGACTTAATTGATCGAGGGTTCGGAACGGGCGGTGTTGATTTTCTTAAATTTCCCAGTTTTGATTGTTTTGACGGCACGATTTTAACCAATCCTCCCTATAAAATGGCTTTGGAAATGTGCAAGAAAGCGTTGGACGTAGTTACGGTGGGTAATAAGGTGTATATGTTCTTGCGCATCCAGTTCTTGGAAACAGAAGCCCGTGGTAAATGGTTCAAGAGCGGGAAAAGCGGGTTGAAGACTGTTTATGTATTCAGCAAGCGGGTCGGATGCTGGATGAACAATAAACCGACGGGTGCGTCATCAGCTCAAGCTTATTGCTGGTTTGAATTTGAAAAGGGTTATACTGGTGAAACTGTTGTGAAATGGATTTAAAATGTTTGAGCCGATTGTTTACTATCGTCCGTTGGATTTACACATCCCCGATGAAGAAGTGGTAAAAGCTCTTTATTTAAAATTGCGCGAAAGAACGCTCAACGGAGCATATAATACGGATGCAGACGTGCAGAGAAATCATAAGAATTATGTAGATAAAGAAGCAACCGATTATTTTGTGAATGGTGGCCTTATTTCCCGTGGTGAAAATATCATACATTTGGGTTGGATTGAATTTGTAAAAGGCATCAGCATTCTCGATGTTGGATGGAATGAAAACGTGCGGTCAACGGCTAAATTGGTGAATGATTTTTACAAACGGGTGATTATTAACGATGATGAAGAAAATTTTGTAGGGATTACTGGATGCCAAACTTGGTGTTCGTTTATGCAAAGGCGTTCTGCTTATATAGGAGTAACTTATCCAGATATCGTGGATAAGTTTGGCTTGCGGTTTAACGATAATGGAGGAAGCGGTGTTTGGGAATTATCGATAGAAAAATACTCTTCTGCTGACAGTTTTTGATTTTTCTTGTTGACAAGTAGTTCTGAATTTGATATAACTAATAACAGTTAAGGGCGAGATGCCCATATAAAACAAGGAGAACAAAAAATGACGAAAGTTGTGATTAACAAATGTTGGGGTGGTTTCACCCTGACCAAAAAGGCTATTGACTGGCTTGAAGAACGTGGGGTGTTCAATACACCTCAACTCCAAAAAGAGCTCTTATGCTATAAGCAATGGGTGAAAGAGACGATGTGTGATACCAATCCTGGTGATTTTGGTATCCTTCGTGATAATCCTTTGCTGGTTGAATGCGTAGAAACTTTGGGGCAGGATGCTTACAAACGTGGGATTAGCAATCTCGTCGTAGAAGAACGGGATGGTACGCTCGATAAAGATTTCTTTATTGGGGACTATGACGGTTACGAAGAAATTTTTGAAAGCGAAAAAGAAGCGGTTGAGTACAACAATCAGCCGTAAAGGTTAAAACAAATGAACATTCAAGACTTGATTGTATATACAAATCAGTATGGGGATTTTTATTCCCATTACCTGCGGGGGATTCCGCGTATCAAATCAAACGCAATTGATACGATGTGTGTATCAATGAACAAAACCACCGGTAAGATTGGATTTATGTACAATCAAGAGTTTATGGATTCGTTGTCCGTTGGTGAAGCGTGTATGGTGATTATGCACGAGTGTCTGCATTTGGCTTTAAATCACTGCATACGGAGTAGAAACCATACAAACCAGTTGCGTTCAAATGCTGCCGCTGATTTTGCCGTCAATTCGTTTTTAAAGCCGATGGATGCGTTCTTATCTGTAAAGGATGAACAGGGTAATTATCGTAAAATTGAATTCAAACTCCCCGATGGCTGCTTAATTGCGGAAGATTATGGCTATAAACCGATGCTTTCGTATGAAGAGTATTATGAGCTTGTTAAAAATGATAATCGGTTGAATGGCTCGCAAGGGTTTCTTTGCAAACCAGATGGAACGCCGTTTCCCTCAACGTTTGACCCTCATCAGTTTTGGAAAGAAATGAGTAAAACTTCTGAGGGAAAAGCTGAATTGGAACGCTTGCAGAAACAGGCATCTAGAATTGCCAGAGAACATAATACCAGAGGAGGTAATATCGGTAATTTGTTGCAAGAGCTGGATGCGTTAGACCCGTTGCCCAAATACGATTGGCGGAAAGAACTGCGATTACTCAATGCTTCATTGTTTTCTATTAAGAAAGAAGAGAGCTTCAAGAAGAGCAATCGTCGTTTGAGCAGGGAAAAGTATTTTTACCCTGGAAAGAAGCATTGCTTCAAGCCAAATATTTTGGTCGTTAGGGATACGTCTGGTTCAATGGCGTTTGCGGATCTTCAGCGGAAAATCATTTCAGAAATCTTTGGAATAAATCGTTCTGCCCATATTGAGGTCTGTGATTGCGATGTTGATATGACAGAGACGTATCCTGTACGAAGTATCAATGATTTGCGGAGTTTTACCGGCGGCGGAGGAACGTCTTTTGTTAAGCCGTTTGAATACGCTCTTAGCAAGCATTATGACGCCATCATTTATTTGACTGACTTGTGTGGGGAATTTCCGTCTAAGGAGCAGGTTGGGCAATATGCGAACAAAACCTTGTGGGTATGTTTCGGGGATGATTATTGGAAAGACGGGGCGGATATGGTTCCGTTCGGCAAAATCATCATAATTGAAGACGAATAAGTTTTTGGGATTGGCAAACAGAACTTTGTTTGATATATTTGAATTTGTAATGAAAACAAATTAGAAAGAGAGGGCGTTATGAATAATCACGATATATTTGTAAAGAAAGTAATTAAAAACACGGATGCTTGTGATATAGCAGATTTAAGGAAAACCGTTGAAAACATCACTGAAACTATGCAAAATTTGGCTGTTATTCAAGAAATTTATAGGGGTGCGTTAGAAGAACGGGTTGCTAAAAGTACAAAGTTGGGTATTCCTTTTACTCCTGTTTGTGGTCGTGGTTTTTGGATTATAACTGATACGGGCTTGGTTGATGTGAAATGCCCAGAAACAGAAAATGATTTACCCATTTTTATTAATCAACTTAACGCTTTTTCCAGTAGAGATTCGGCGTTAAAACATAAAGAAATGATGTTGGAATGGCGCAAATCTTTGAAAGACAATAATGCTGGTGAACCTATTGATATTTCAGTTTTGCTTCCATTGTTAAAACAAGGCTGGGTAGCTATGGATGCAGATAAAGGTTGGTTTTGGTTTTCAGAAAAACCTGAGATTGTCAACGATGATTGGGGACTTTCAACTGGAAGTGTTTTTAAACTTGATTGTATGTTTAATTTGAAGCCAAATGCGAGTTGGAAGAAATCGTTGATGAAATGTGGGTAATGAAAACGGGGGGGACATATAAATGCCGTATTATGATAGCGAAGAAATAAGCGATCTGGAGCACGAATGCTTGAAACTTAAAAATGAAAACAGAGAATTGTACACCAAATTGCGCCAATTGGAAAAGAAAGCTGGAGGTGCGGGAGAAGCGAAACAGGAAAACTGGCTATGTGGGTTCAGCTTTGTTAGACAAGGAATGCAATTGCTTGGGTCTACTGCGTTCTATTTAGACCATAGACCAACAATAGACGATTTGAAAGAAATAAGCAAACAAATTGAGACTGACGAAAAATTGACGTCTGTTTGCATCTTAACCGTGAATGAACTTGGTGTTCAAACGGAAAAGAACGACCATTGATTGGTGGTTGAAGATTTTATAGGAGCGAGATAGTGAATATCGAAGAAACAGTGCAGTTTTTGCACTTTGTGCGTGATGCAAAGATAAAATGTGTTCCGTGCTTGGTGGGTCAAACAGGCATCGGTAAAACCGAAAGTGTGCAGCAATTTTCTGAAACAATTGGAGCGGAATTAGTCGTCCTGTATATGAGCCAGTTGGAACCGGTTGATTTTCTTGGGATGAAAAAAGAAATCAATGGTAAAACCGTTGATTGCCGACCCGATTGGTTGCCTGATGAAGATGATGAGCGCGAATTTGTTTTGTTCTTGGACGAAGCAAACCGTGCCCAAGAAGATATGCGTCAAGCAATGATTCAGTTGCTTACCCAGCATCGGATTCATAATTTTAGATTGCCTAAGAAGACGATGATTATTATGGCTATTAATCCTGTGTCCGCTGATTATGAAACGTATCAGTGGGATAAGGCGGTAATCAACCGTATTGCATTCGTTCCGTTTACGCCGTCTTCACAGGAAAGTTTGAATTATCTGAAAGCCAAAACAGGTGGTTCGGATATCTTGTATTGGGCGGAAGCCAACCAAGAATTAATGAGCAATAATGACGGGTTCAATACAGGTATTAATAAGAGCGGTAAAAAGACAAACGGTCTTACGAACGTTGATTTATCTATGGATTCAGAAAAGTTGCTGACTCCTCGTATTTTGGAACTGGCGGCGGATATGTGGAATAAAGCTAAAGAAAAATCTATTGGCTTTGCTCAAATGTGTTTGTCTACCATTTTGTCATCGGATAACCTTTACAAGTTTATGAAGTATGTCGATGAGTTGAATACGGTTCGGGCTGAAGATATTGTTCACAGATTGATACAAGACACAAAAGCTATGGATACCTATAAAAAGTATCTGGAAGACGGACGGGTGGATATCCTCTGTGCTCTGGTTGACCGTGTGTGCAAGCTGATTAAGGATATTGATTTTTCGGAAGAGAACAATAAAAAGAACGAAACAATTATTAATAATGTCGGCACGTTTATGAAGATGCTCCCGAAAGATGTTTTGCTTTCGATGTCTGAAAAGTTGATGCACGGGTTTACCATTAGAGCAAACGAAACTGAAACACGGAAACGAATCGTTCCGAAGCTCGATAAGGGAATCAACGAAAATGGGATTATTCGGAATGATATGTTCCGCAATATCATCCGCGATACACAACTTGAACTGAAAAAGTTGTTGTAAAAAAAATGGTGGAAGTCAGCCAATTTTATAAAAAATGAAAAATTTTAATTTTGGGGGTTGACTTCCGCATTTAATTTTGCTAAAAAGGTTTTTGTTAGGTGGTTGAAACGAAATAAATAAGACTTTCTGGCAACGAGTTATTAGATAGAGTGAATAAGAACTACCAAGTGAACAAATACCTTTACGTGGTTGGGTTGATAAGTAGATAAAAATAAAAATTCTATCGAAACTAAAATTTGTTCGTAAACTCTAAACAAAGAGAAATTGTAAATTTCGAACACTATGGGGATAGGAAGTTCAGAGAGCATATCCCTTCCCCCTACATTTCTGTATGCTTTTCCGTTGGCGTAGGGGATAAGTAGTCTTTTTACTCCATTATTTTTTGGCGAAACCAAATACAGAAACACTGGATGGTTGGCAGAGTCTGGTTTAATGCGACGGTCTTGAAAACCGTTGAACATAGAGATGTGTTCCGTGGGTTCAAATCCTACACCATCCACCATATAAATCGGGAAAAGGGTGTGTTTGGTTCACCACCTGCCTTGGGAGCAGGTCATCTCGTGGGTTCAAATCCCACTTTCCCGACCATTATGGGTCAGTAGCTCAACGGTTAGAACGGTGCGCTCATAACGCATTGGTTGAGGGCTCGATTCCATCCTTTGGTACCATAAAAATTCTTCCTATGGTGATTCCTCCCCCCGTAGCGCAAGCAAAGGGAAAATCATAGTTGGGAACTGACCCATAGGACAAAAGCTGCTTATTGTAGCCGTTTTTGATGGAGTAATACCCATCAGATGATGAATTTTGGTGTTAAAAATTCGTTTTTTTTTTTGATTTGAAAGCCAATGTTTTAAATGGGATAGTTTTCGTGCTAGTCTTTCCTTGAAAAAACTTAATTTAAAATGTTGGTGCTTACCCTCTTTTGTGGTTTTGGGTTTCAATAAAACCACAATAAAGTTTTGAAACGGCAGTCCTTCATATATGGTTCTATCGGTCTTGACGGTTCTCCGATGCTGTGTAAACCGCCCTCTATTGAATTGATGCAACAGCGTTCTCCTTATACGCTTTTCCATTCTTTGTAAGTTCTGTGGTTGCAATAAACTAGTTTATAATGCGCCCGTGGCGGAATTGGTAGACGCGCAAGCTTGAGGTGCTTGTGAAAGAGATTTCGTGCTTGTTCGAGTCAAGTCGGGCGTACCATTTTTAGAAATTTAACAGGTGTTCGATTACAAATTTATAGTGTTGCTTACCAACTAATCGCGGAATGGTGAAATAGTATCACAGCGGATTCATAATCCTCAGTTTCAAGTGCAATTCTTGATTCCGCCCCCAGCTTCTGGGAGTTATTTGTGAAATAAATATTGGTTTCTAATTCAATATGAG